GTGTGATGGCCCCCTTTACTCAAATTTTTGCCAGTTTTTTAAGGTTTTTAAGGTAACACGTGCAATCTTAATTACTTCACGTTTTTGTTTGTCTGTAAGATACGCCCAGCGGTCTAAGTCGTCATAAGTTCGCCCACAGCCTATACATGCTTGCGTGTCTTTATACGCTACATACTGACATACCCCGTTACAAACTTGTTTCATGATTAAACCCCTTGTTATTTTTTTATATAAAAAAAGACATGTTAATAGTGTTGACGATGTTAAAAGTAAATAGAACCAGAGCCGTAGTTAGACGGTTGGTTACTTTAAAAGTAAGCTACTCTTGTTTATCCACATATAGAGATTATCAGGCCTCTACCAACATTTCACACTACCTGTTTTAATGATAGCCAGTTGTTAAGTTTGTTTATACCCTTTGTCGTAGCAACATACGGGTGGGCTGGCTCACAAGCCCCATACCATTATTGTATATGAACATAAGTTGGATTCAATAGGTTTAATATAATAGTTAGTTATATAGAACTATTTTAATATAACTTGTTGCAATGATATGTTTGTGATATATAATACCCTTATGACCGTAAAAGACTTTTATAAATCTATATGTGAGTTATTTAATAACGGGCAACCTCTACCCGCTAAATTCACCAGGAAGTCTGACGGTTATTGGAAGATGACTAAGGGTTATCAGCATTTTGGTGGGGTTGAAATTCCGCTTCACCATTTTGCTGAACTGATCATTATCGATAAAGAATGGAAAGCATTGTTAGAGGAAAAGAATTTAAAAAAAGCAAAAAAAAGGAGAAACAACCATGACAGAGTTCAAGCCGTTTTTGGTAAGATTAAGTCCGACTAATGTCGATCTGCTAGATAAAGCTAAGATTGATTTAGAAAAATCTAAAAGCTCTATTATTAATGACGCTATTAAAGCGTATTTGTCAGGATCAAATGCTGATATTAATGCCAGACTTAACAAAATTGTCTAGTGTTGTGATTAATTTACCTTACCCTCCAAGTGTAAATACGTATTGGCGTGCTAATGGCAAGCGAAGATTTATATCTAAAGCGGGTATGGTGTTTTTAGCAGAAGTGATTAAACGTTGTAAGTTAGACAAAGTGCCAAATTTTGGCGACTTAAAACTAGAAGTAGAAATTGTGGTTTTTCCAAGATCAAAACGTAAGTTTGATCTAGATAATTGTTTAAAAGGTATTTTAGATGCGCTACAAAAAGCGCGTGTTTATGATGATGATTCACAAATAGATAGGCTTTATGTTGCAAGAGGAGAACAAATTAAAGATGGCGGGTGCAAAGTTACCATCACCTGTAGGAGATAAGTTTTGCACCAACTGCTTTAAATATCGCCCCGTCGGAGGCGGCAGATGGAAGTCAACTCATGGCGGGAAATACAAACGATGGCTATGTAATAGCTGTTATACTAACCGTAAAGGAGATTCAAATGGCGGAAAATAGTTTAGAACTACAACCAGGTGATATGAAATTATTTACTAATAAAAGAAAAACCAATGAAAAACAACCCGACTTTCAAGGTCAGGCTATGTTATCAGACGGAGCTTTGGTTTATGCAAGTGCCTGGAAGAATATTTCTCAAGCTTCTGGACAAGAGTGGTTCAAGATTAAATTCGGTGATCCAGTTCAGGACAGAGAAAATGCACCACGGCCAACACAGAATAACGACCAGACGCATCAACCTGTGGCGGAATCCATCGAAACCATGGCGGACGATATTCCCTTCTAATGACTGAGATAAAAAACAAAAAACCCATTCCAAAACTCGCTGGTTACGGCGGCGTTAGGAATTTACAACGCAGTATAGAGCGTTCAGAGACTGTGGCTGCGAACCGCGAGGCCGTAGCACACAGTTTAATCTGTATTGCAAACACAACACCTATGGACGTCATGAGTTGGGATAAAAATGGTGTTGAAATTAAAGACTCTAAAGACATACCTAGCCATGCAGCACAGGCTATTAAACGCGTTAAATTCAATGATCAAGGCCAAGTCACCGACATTGAGTTTCATGATAAACCACAGATATTAAGATTATTAGCTAAAGCATCAGGCTTATTGGATAATCCCGAACAATCTGACAAACCATCTGTGATTGGCATTAACGTTAAAGCACCAGAGGTTATTGACAATGATGAATGACAACGTAAATAAACCTAAGCACTATACACAAGGCAAGGTTGAATGTATTGATGCAATCGAATCCGCCACGGGCGGATTATTAGGTATTATGGCTGTTTGCGTTGGTAATATTATTAAATATGTTTGGCGATTTGCGTTGAAGAACGGAATTGAAGATTTAGATAAAGCGGATTATTACTTACAAAAATTACGTAAGAAAGTGAGGGAACGAGATGGACTTAAAAGCACAGATCGAGCAATTACGTGAGGAGTTTGAAATGGCACGTCTTAATAATTCTAGAGTCATGGAAATTATTGATGCGTTACTTCGAGAGAACATGGAACTCAAACGTATGATGGAGATGAAGTTTAAAGACATAGACGATGAGCAATAAAAAAGATCGAAGCCAAAAAGAATTACATGGGCCAGGCATTGATCTAGATTTCTCAACCAGCCCTGTAATTTTTAAATTTTTACAGAGCGACGCGTTTGTAAGAGGTCTGCTCGGCCCTGTGGGGAGCGGCAAGTCTTACGCGTGCGCATCTGAGATTATGATGCGTGCGGTAAGACAAAAGCCGTCACCTCAAGATGGCATACGTTACTCTCGCTGGGTCATTGTGCGTAACTCTTACCCAGAACTTAAAACAACCACGATTAAAACTTGGCAAGAATTATTCCCAGAAAATACATTTGGGCCAATGCTTTGGACACCTCCCATTACTCATCACATTCGCCTCCCTTCCCGTGGTGATGCAGCGGGTATAGATTGTGAAGTAATCTTCTTAGCATTGGATCAGCCAAAGGACGTGAGGAAACTCTTATCCTTAGAGCTGACTGGCGCATGGGTGAATGAGGCACGTGAACTGCCTAAAGCCGTTATTGACGGACTCACCCATCGTGTCGGCCGTTATCCTACTAAAAAAGATGGTGGCCCAACTTGGCATGGTGTATTTATGGATACCAACCCCATGGACGATGACCATTGGTGGTTTAGGATTAGTAAAAAAGAACCCATACGCGGCAAATTTGGTTGGGATTTTTTCCAGCAACCAGGCGGTGTATTAGAGGTTAGCCCAGAAGAATTACCCGAAAATCCAGAAGCAAATGATCATATGTTTGCATCAGGTCGTTGGTGGCGACTCAATGAAAAAGCTGAAAATGTTAAAAATTTACCCGCGGGTTATTATCAGCAAATGCTTGGCGGTAAAAATCTAGATTGGATTCGCTGTTATGCTGAAGGTAAATTTACTTATGTACAAGAAGGTAAACCTGTCTGGCCAGAATATGATGATCATTTAATGTCTAGTAGTGAAGTCGAATACGACCCACAATTGCCTATTCATATTGGTCTTGACTTTGGTTTAACACCAGCCGCAGCGATTGGGCAGAGATTGGCAAATGGACGTTGGGTAGTCTTGCATGAGATTGTTACTGAAGACATGGGGTTAGAGAGATTTGGGCAACAGTTGTTAGCTGAGATCAACGCCAAATACCCTAAAGCACAAGTCATGGTATGGGGTGATCCAGCGGGCATGGCACGTGATGCTATTTACGAAGTGACTGCATTTGATTACCTAAGAACCATTGGATTACGCGCACAACCTACAGCGTCTAACAATTTTAAAGTCAGACGTGAAGCCGCAGCTGCACCCATGCAAAGATTGATTGCGGGCAAGCCAGGACTCATATTACATACTTCTTGCAAAATGTTAAGAAAAAGTTTAGCGGGCGGCTATCATTTTAAAAGGATTAGTGTCGGTGCTGGACAAGAACGATTCCGTGATAGTCCAAATAAAAATGAACATTCACACATTGGCGATGCATTTGGCTATTTACTTTTAGGTGGCGGTGAACATAAACGCATGACTAAATCAGCTTTAACACAAAACACACTTATTTCACAAACAGTTGTTAATTCAGACTTTGATGTATTTGCTCGATAAAAATATCTTAGATTTTGAACTTCCTCAAGTTCGTGGGGTAAAATATAAAAACTTTGAGCCTTATGACTTACAAAACTTTAATGGATTAAATGACTATGAGCTTTCACACATTTCGATTAAAGATAGAGAACGCTATATTATCCATCAGTCTGAACTTGGCCCTACTATTAGTGCAGTCCGTGATGGTCATACTCTCGCTATTTTTGGCGGGGTTTTACTTTGGCGAGGTGTTGCTGAAGCGTGGTCTATATTTGATCCACAGGCACGACGATATAAAATAGCTATGTGTAAAGGCGCATTTGCCTTTTTTGATATAATTTGTATATTATACCAGTTGCATAGAATACAAATAACTGTTAAAAAAGATGATACAAGGGCTGTTGCTTGGGCTACTTACATTGGGTTTGAACCTGAAGGATTAATGCAGGCTTAT